AAGATGAAGCAGATGATCTTCTTTATTTTCAACTTCGTCGTGAGTTTCTTCCTTCATTGCAAAAGATCCCTTATTGGAATGAGATGAATGAAAAACAACAAGGAGCACTTCTTTCTTTTGCTTATAACTTAGGGGCTGGTTTTTACGGGTCTGCCAATTTTAATACCATAACTAGAGTTCTTCGTGAAAAAAAATGGAATGAAGTTCCAAAGGCATTAGAACTTTATAGAAATCCTGGAAGTAAAGTTGAAGCAGGATTACTGAGAAGAAGAATTGCTGAAGGCAAACTCTGGAGTTCTTAATCTTCAACTTTAGTTCTTAATGCAATTACTGTAGTAAGAATAGTCAGTAAAGTTTCGTACCCTCTCCTTTCAGATTCTTTGCAATCTAAAGGAGGAGGGTTTTCTAATTCTCCTTTAGCATTTGCTTCGTTCATAGAACCTGGAAGCATAAAGTTGCAAGCAACAAAGTTCATTCCGACAAATCCGACAACAGAGCAACAAATAATAAAGATCAGTTTATTCAATAATGAACCGTGCTTTTTTCCTACCTCTTTTTGCTGGTCTTCTGATGAATCTGAAGATTTCTGGGAATTGTTTTCTTGGTGGGATTCTTCTGGCATTGAGGAATACTCCTTCGTTGGTTATTAATCTTATAATCAATATTCCAATCAGAAATATTTTTTTCATCTACCTTCTTGTTTATGTATAAAATCCTTTAGTTCTCTGAGGTATTGTCTAAGCATTTCTGCTTTTTCTAAATGCCAAACTTCACCACCCTTGAAATATTCGTGAGTGTGGTTGTCAATTGCTTTTAGTATTTGGTGAATAGGTGCGTTCCAAGGTTCCCTTTTTGGTGTATTCCATTCCCTTGGCATATAGGGATAAGCAGTTTGAATTATTTAGCATTGGCATAGAAAAAATAAACATAGAAGCAGGTGGATGTAGTTGAGTTGAGTCTTATATGACCGCACATTGGAATCTCTGAGGTGTTGACAGGGACTTCTGACCATGCTACTATAAATAGGTAAACAAATGTTACGAACCTTAAAGGATTTGTAACATTGTTAAACACCCACTAACCGAGACCTATGGGGTGTATAAATTACGTCTCTCATACCCAGTCTGAGGGTGACTGGGGAATAGTAACTCCACCATTTCCCTGATGGTCTTACTACTCTTTTAAACAAATGACTGCTTCAATCGCTTCACGTCAACAATCGAATACTTGGGAACAGTTCTGCAACTGGGTTACATCAACCGACAATCGTCTTTATGTTGGTTGGTTCGGAGTCCTGATGATTCCTTGCCTGCTTGCTGCTACAACTTGTTTCATCATCGCATTCATCGGTGCTCCCCCTGTGGACATTGATGGTATCCGTGAACCAGTTGCTGGTTCACTCATGTACGGAAACAACATCATCTCTGGTGCTGTAATTCCTTCGTCCAATGCTATTGGACTGCACTTTTATCCAATTTGGGAAGCTGCTTCCCTAGATGAGTGGCTATATAATGGTGGACCATTCCAACTGGTCGTCTTCCATTTTCTAATCGGTATCTATGCTTACATGGGTCGTGAATGGGAACTGTCTTACCGACTTGGTATGCGTCCTTGGATTTGTGTTGCCTACTCTGCACCCGTTGCTGCTGCTTCTGCAGTGTTCCTGGTCTATCCCTTTGGTCAAGGATCCTTCAGTGACGCAATGCCTCTTGGGATTTCGGGAACTTTCAACTACATGCTTGTTTTCCAGGCAGAACACAACATTCTTATGCATCCTTTCCACATGTTGGGAGTTGCTGGTGTCTTCGGTGGTTCTCTTTTCTCTGCTATGCACGGATCTCTTGTCACCTCTAGTCTTGTACGTGAGACGACAGAAAATGAGTCCCAAAACTATGGTTACAAGTTCGGACAAGAAGAAGAAACATACAACATCGTAGCTGCACACGGTTATTTCGGTCGTCTTATTTTCCAATACGCATCGTTTAATAACTCACGTTCACTGCACTTTTTCCTTGCTAGCTGGCCCGTTGTAGGCATCTGGTTCACTGCTCTTGGTGTTTCTACGATGGCTTTTAACCTCAACGGTTTTAATTTCAACCAGTCTATCGTTGATGGACAAGGTAAAGTTATCAACACTTGGGCTGACGTTCTGAACCGTGCTGGACTCGGGATGGAAGTGATGCACGAACGGAACGCTCACAACTTCCCACTTGACCTTGCTGCCGCAGAAGCAACTCCTGTTGCTCTTACTGCACCTGCAATCGGTTGATATAAAAACTAACAGTTTTTTAAGAGACCCGAAAGGGTCTCTTTTTTTTCTGTTATAATATAGTACAGTCACATTAGATGAACTATGTTTATTTTTAAAGTAGGTGATATTTGTAGGATTAATAATCCAATCCAAAGAAGGCACGGAAGAGAATTTGAAATTCTAGGTTTTATGTATGATAAAGATGATGAACATTTTCCTCCAATCTCAATGAAAGTTAGATACTTAGACACTAATCGTAAAGGAACATATGACTGTTCATTTGATTCTCTTGTTGTAATTGGTACAAATGTCTCACAATACTGAATATGAAAAGATGCCTAAGTGGGTCATCTGGGCTGGTGTAGGTATGATGGTATTCACAGTCCTTGTGTTTGTTTTATTTACTCTCGGTCAGATTTATTGGGGATAACAGGAATCCAAGATATAATTACTTGCAAATAATGCATATATGCATTAAAATACATCATATTGGCAGCATTTCCGAAAAACCGTTGTCCTATATTTAAGGGAATGCTATACTATGCTCAAGAAAAGGCACCATGTATATTGCCTTTTCTTTTGCCCTTTAGACATTAAAATCTAATGAAACCTTATGCATATTATAAGACGATATCGGTATCAATACCAAAGAAAGACGATTATATGACCATCTACTATTACCGAAAGGGAGTAATGGTAGGAATGAAAGTTGGACCATGTGATGAAGACTTTCAACCACCAAAAAATTGTGTGGAAGAATATGTTTTAGATGAAATATCATACAATTCTCATTTAAAGCATTACCATGAGGAAAACAAAAGACTTCAAGATGAGTTTCGTAGAGATTTGATAGAGTATTATGGAATGACTGGACACCCAAAAGCAGACAAGATTTTTAATAAGGCATGGGACATGGGATGCTCTTTAGGTTATGAAGCAATTCAAGAATACTTTGAAGATTTTGTAGAACTCTTTAAAAATGATGAAAGGAATGAAGTCTTTCTATCAGATACTTATTTGGAACAATGTAACTTTGATTTTTCCAAAAGAATTGTTATGGAAACAAATTTACATAGTCTAATTATCCCTTATTATAGTAATCCTTAAAAATTATGTCATTGACTATTGAACAAATTGAAGAACAGATTGCTAATCTTCAGCAAACTTTAGAGCAATTAAAGAACCCGAAACTGGAAGTTGCTCGTCACTTCTCTGGAGAATATTTTGCACCATATCAAGGTAGTCTCTACAGACGGATGGAATCTGAAGGTGTGCCTATCTGGGAAATCTACCTTGAAATTAAAAAAGAATGGGTTCTTGTTGAAGCAAAAGAGACTAAAAAACTTGAGAAAATTTATCAACAAGATTGTATTACTGACGTTAAAGAATAAAAAATAGGGGGCTTTATGCCCCCTTTATTATTTTGGTTTCTCTGTTGGAATATCTCTATGTTGTATTTTATATCCCAGTTCACTTTTGGTCCACCACCCAGATGCCAGAGTAGAAATTAAAGTTGCTAAGATTGCTGATGTTATACCAACACCAACAACCATCCATTTAGTTCTAGAAACATCTTCAATTTTCTTCTCTACTGAATTTACTTTTTTATTCATAGAACACCGCACATCATCAATCATTTTAATAATCAATTCATTATCTTGTGCTGCATTATCTAATCTATTTTCATGTCGTTCAAGAATGACGGAAATAGTATGATTACTTTCGGTAATCCTATCTACAGCCTTCTCTAACTTGTACAGCATTTCTCTAGTTAGATTTTCATAAAATTGAATTTTAGACTCCAGAACTGAAGATTGTTTATGGTTTATTCTAAACCTCATACTAGATATCCTCTTTTTTAAATTGGAGGAATGGGTGATGGTTCTATCGATGGAGAAGTACAAATGCCAACAGACTCTGGAACAGGTGTCATTGATTGATAAATGTCAGAGTCCTGAATCACATCAGTCATATCACCATAGTTGATGATACTTTGGTCAACATCTGCAATCTGACTATCAATAATGTTTGATTGATAATTATTATAATATCTTCTATAATAATATGGATCTATGTTGTAATATCTCCTATAGTAGGGATATGGTTGATAACGATAATACATTTTAAATCTCCTACTTAGTAAGGATAGTAAGGATAATACGAGTAATAAGGGCAATATCTATTGTAATAAGGATAACACCCATAGCGGTAAGGTTCATAGTAGTCATAATACCTTCTATGGTAATAAGGGTAGTAAGGTCTCGGATAGTACATTTGAGTCTCCTGTTTGGTTTGATATATCAAAAGTCCAAATGTCGTATCCTTCCTGTCGGATGTAATCAAAAGGAATCCAACAGTAACCGTTGTCTCCCCAACTAGTTCCAAAACTATTCTTTGCTAAGAAAAGTCTTTTCTTTAAGTCATAACCAACCATACACATTGCGTGTCCACCACGACTTTTTTCTTTCCTGGAAGGAAGATATACAGTAGAAATACGATCATCTAGATCCATAAAACTATCGTAAATTTCCATTCCAAATACAACTGGTTTGTTGCTATTCAACACTTCAGTGATATAATAAATGCTGATAAGTTTTTTATATTTTAGAATTATTCTTTTCTTTGCTTCCCTATAACATTCATCTGTTGGTTTGTCGTCAAATTTTTCTACATCATAGGGCCACAATTTTTCAGAACAAACTCCAAACTTTGCTAACGATTTCAGACCATCTCTAAGATAGATTCCGTCATCTTTTTCAACCATTCCGTATTCAAGACGAGTATTGTAGTAAACAAATAATCTACTTAAATGCGTAAAGTATTCTGGATATAATTGATTGACACAAAGTTCATATGCATTTGTAATTGCATTAGCAGAACAACTGCCCAAATCATATTGTGATTCAACAATAGTATCCCACTCACGGAGGTCTACAGATTCTCTGAGAACTTCTGTGCTGTCACTTTTGTAAATGTGATCTCTAACATCTGGTAGAGATGGTCTAATATTAAAGTTCATTGTTCTAAATTAAATAATTCTCCACTGACCGCCACGAAATACGACGGATACCGATTGATTAGGTACAGAGATAATGTAAGTAGATGCGTTATCAATCCTTTCAGTTCCAGATGGTCTGATGGTAATCTTTCCAGAACCCTGACCATACTCATCTTTGATTGTATAAACACGGCCAGTAACACCAAGAGGAAGTGTAATTGTTACTGCTGATTGACTAAAAACCCCGATGTACTCATCATTTACAGTCGCTGTATAAGAACCAGTAACTCCTATGGTTGCAATTAAATCTGCTCCAGAAGATGATATTGTAATGTATCCAGTAGAACCAGAAAGACTAATGCCAGCACCAGCAACAACTGATAGAACACCAGTGTTTGATACTGCAAAACCAACTGTGTTTCCGATAGAAACTAAGTTAGTAATTGAAATTCCTTCACCAGCAACTGGATTTACAGAAGTGACTACATCACTTCCACCAATGCTGACTTGATTAAAGGATACCGAAGCATTTGGGGAAACATCTTGCTCTAGAGAAATAAATCCTTCAAGAACATCGATGAAACTACCAATTCCAACCACTCCATAATCTGTTTTTGATGTGGGTTGTGCTAAGTATGCCATTGATTACTCCGTTAGATGATGTACCAATCTCCACCACGACAGAATATGTTTACCGATTGATAAGGTACTTCCATAACGTACTTGTCTTTTCCATCAATGTAACTACCATCAACAGTAGTTACAGTAACTTTGCGATTACCTAGAGGTGGTCCCATCTCTGCCTTTACGATGATCTCACAACAGTCGGTGCATTCTGAAGGTAATGTAATAGTAACAGGTTGGTTACTGTTGACACCGATGTAGTAATCATCGCAAGTAGCAGTATAATCTTCAGAAACCAAGATGCTTTTGCACTTGCAGGTACACACTCCTGGTTCCCCTTGGGGTCCTGGTGGTCCTTGCTCTCCTGGAGGACCTGGAGGACCTGGAGGACCTGGAGGACCTGGTGGGCATTCATCGGGGCAATCATCTCCATCTACGACAACGTTGATGTTGGTGTTTCCACCCCCACGAGTGTTGAGCATTTCTGTGATTTCAGCACGAATTGACTGAATATTTTCAATCAGATTTGGGTCATTACTTCTTTGGTATTGTGAGAGAAGAGCATACAAATCTATTAGTCTTCTTTCTGCTGAGTCCATAGTTATTCTCCTTTAAAAAAGGGGGGAGTTATCTCCCCCTTATAACTACTAAACTAAATCAGCGGACGTTGTTGTTTGTTGAGGACTGACCTACTCCAGCCATGGTTCCAAAGTTAACCATTCCCTGACGGGTCTCAGCAAGTTGGCTATTTAAAGCATTAACTTGTGAGTTTAACTGGGAGGACAGTGCTGCGAACTGAGTATTGAAGAGACCATCTCTGGCACCCCAATAGTCACCACGGCAGCTGGTTAAGTCGGTGTTACGCTCAATAAGAAGACGATTGAGTTCATCATTCTTGAGTGAATTGATGAGGTCACGGGTCTTCTCATTTTCGTAAGCAATCTGCTTACTGGTGTCATACTTGCTCTCAGCAATTTCTCTGCTGAGTTGATGTTGTCCAAGTGCTACAGCAGCAGCAACTTTAGCGGACTCAAGAGCAGTAGCAGTAGCAGCTCTTTCAGAAGAAAGAAGAATCTCTGTGCTTAGTTTTTGAGCAGAGAGATCCATCGTTGCTCTGAGAGCAGCAAGATCACGGGAGTTATCAAAATCTCTTGCTTGACCAGCAATATAGAAGTCAGCAGCTCTTTGTTGAATTTTGTCAGCAGCTTCGTCTATTTTAACATTGGTATTGAAACCACTTGTTAAAACGTCACGGTTTGTTGCTTCTGAATGCTCAGCGATAGCAAATCTAACGCTATCAAAACCAGCTGCCTGCTCTCTACGAATGTCGCTTTGTCCGACAGCATTAGCATAACGGTTGTCAGCAGTACGGGTGGCAACGTCATAACGAACTTCACTAATACCTTCTGCAGTTTCTCTACGAATGTCTCCACGCTCTACAGAACCTTCTCTACGGATGTCTGAGTGCTGTGCTGCGAGTGCCGACCATGGATCGGGCATGTAAACTGGATCTGCCATTTTTTATTCTCCTTAAAGGAAAGAAAGGTTAATTATAATTTGTAGAGTAATACAACCAATCCTTCCCTGACATAATGCCAGACGATTCATCCTACAGGCGCCTACAGTGAGTCGTCGGGGATTACTTCTCTTCGGGATTAGATCGTATCACTCGATTAGAGATACGAAAACGTGTGTGGGAAAAAATCAAATAACATAAAGGTTATTTGGTGGTTCATTGAGGCATTAATGAAAGAACCTAAATTGAATCTTTTAGTAATACGTCTTGAACTCTAATAAGAGAATTTTTTCTCTCAGGGTTATTTATAAGTTTTGTTTTATATCAAGTTGAACATTTAAATAAATCCACATAAATATTCAATGTCCTTCGGGACGTGTGTGGATATCAAATCTCAGGAAATGCTTCCTGAGATTTTTTTGTACTCATTTTGCCATTTTAAAAATCCTGCCATAGTATTTGGATACTTTGGTTTCCCTCTACCTCTGGGTTTCTTTTGATTTTTCATAGCAATTTCATAATTCTGCCAGGTCAATTCAAGTTCTTCTGGTCCATTATCAAAGTGATAAAATCCATCTATCCAAAAGTCAAACTGAGATTTGTCCTTCATATAATTGCACCACAATTTAAAAGATGCAAATACATATAACCATCCAAGTCTGAGTTTTGAAAAGAAGTCTTTGAGTGTAATCATTGATACTCCTTTAAACTCAATAGTATATAGAACATCACTTTAAAATTGAGTAGAATCACTCATTGACCTCTTTGTTAAGGAATGTTAAGATAAATATGAGAAATACATAGGAGGTTATGACTTCTTCAACACTTTCACAACCAATTTCACAACGGGGATGGTTCGATGTACTCGACGACTGGCTTAAGAGAGACCGTTTCGTTTTTGTTGGCTGGTCTGGACTTCTTCTTTTTCCCACTGCTTACCTTGCTCTTGGTGGTTGGCTTACTGGGACGACTTTCGTTACGAGTTGGTATACTCACGGGTTGGCAAGTTCCTATCTTGAGGGTGCAAACTTTCTTACTGCAGCAGTTAGTACTCCAGCAGATGCTATGGGTCATTCTCTTCTTCTGCTCTGGGGTCCTGAGGCTCAAGGGGATATCGTCCGATGGTTCCAACTTGGGGGACTCTGGACTTTTGTGGCACTCCACGGCGCCTTTAGTTTGATTGGATTTATGCTCAGGCAGTTTGAGATTGCCCGTCTTGTAGGTATTCGTCCTTATAACGCAATCGCATTCTCTGGTCCTATTGCAGTATTTGTTTCTGTATTCCTGATGTATCCACTGGGTCAATCCAGTTGGTTCTTTGCACCTTCCTTTGGGGTTGCTGCTATCTTCAGATTCCTTCTATTCCTTCAGGGTTTCCATAACTGGACACTCAATCCCTTCCATATGATGGGAGTTGCTGGTATCCTTGGTGGAGCACTACTCTGTGCAATTCACGGAGCAACTGTAGAAAACACTCTATTTGAAGATAGTGATCAAGCAAACACTTTCAAAGCATTTGAACCAACACAAGAGGAAGAAACCTACTCTATGGTTACTGCTAATAGATTCTGGTCTCAGATTTTTGGTATTGCTTTTAGTAACAAGCGTTGGCTTCATTTCTTTATGTTGTTTGTACCTGTAATGGGTCTTTGGACCTCCAGTATCGGTATTATTGGTCTTGCCCTTAATCTTCGTGCTTACGATTTTGTTTCTCAGGAGATTCGTGCTGCTGAAGACCCGGAATTCGAAACTTTCTATACAAAGAACGTGCTTCTTAACGAAGGCTTGCGTGCCTGGATGGCTCCAGTAGATCAACCTCATGAAAATTTTGTGCTGCCAGAGGAAGTTCTTCCGAGGGGCAATGCTCTGTGATATACTGGGAGGGGCAACCCTCCTTTTTTTATGATTAGTTCAGAAACTCCTTATAAGTTGGCAGAAATTATCAGAGACACTTGGCCTCAGATATATAGAGTAACATCAAATAAAAAAGATGAAAAAAGTAGCAGTATTCGGATCCGCAAGAACGAGTCCTGATTCTGGTCTTTATCAAGCAGTAGAAAAACTTGGTAAAAATATTGCAGCAGAAGGTTGGGTAGTAGTTACTGGAGGTGGTCCAGGAACTATGGAGGCAGCAAACAAAGGAGCAATGAGTGCTTGTATGGGCAATTCTCTATGTTCTGTTGCAGAAGCAATCTATCTACCCTTTGAAGATGGAGTGAATCCTTATGTTCAAGAATATGAAAAGCATCAGACATTCTATTCAAGATTGCATACATTCTCAGAATGCGATGCTTTTATTGTGACTCCTGGTGGTATTGGAACTCTTCTTGAGATGGCAATGATTTATCAGTTGGTTCAAGTTAATCATATTGATAAGAAACCGATTATTTGTGTAGGTAGAATGTGGAGAACACTTAAGCATTGGATTGAAGATGAGATGCTTGATAATGGATTTCTTAATAATGAAGAGATGAAACTAATTCATTATGTTGATAGATTTTCAGAGGCAACTCATTTATTAAAAGGACTTCTTACTTAGTTTAATTATATGAACTTTACAATCTTTACAAATACTTCTGATTTGCTATATGATAAGCATAACTACAAATTAGTTAAAAATAATAAGAAAACTATTATTTTTGATAATTGGGAAGATGCAAAATCTTATTGGTTTAAAAATGTATCCCTTGGCAATTTAAATTACTTCGAAATTTTAGATAAAGACACTTTAAATAAAAATGAAAAAAAGAAAGGATTTTAAATAATGAAAATGTATAATGAAGAATATTTCTCAGTGATTGAAACTAAAACTGGTAGAAAGATTGCTGATTGTGGTGAAGAAGAAGATGCATTAATGATAGTTTCTTTTGATCCCCAAAATAGAACTATCACAAAAAATAAATTTTTGATGGGACAAGTTGTTGATATTGAAGTTCAAAAAACATTACCAACTACAAATATAGAAAAAGTATATAATAACAATAACTTCACAAAAAACAAAAAAGAACTAAAGCAGCACTATATATCTTTGCCTGAAGGTGAAGGAATTCCAGTCATAGTATAATGTATCCCAGGAAACATAAACAATTAAAAAATCAAAGAAAGAAAAGGATGTATACGCCCGAAGGGTATATAAATGATCCACCAGATACTAAATGCCCTTATTGTGGAAAAGAAAAAAAACCTTGTTCTCATATAAACAGTTTATCTCGTGCTTGGGCTAGGCAATCGTGCAAAAAGAAAAACAATAGTTAATATATAATATAAGTTAGACATTTTTATGCCTAATACAAATTTAAATTTATTTCAATAACCTCTTCGCACAAATGTGTGCTAGGGGTTATTTTTGTAAGTTTTTTTACCAAAAAATAAAAGATTTATGGATGTTTTAAATTCTCCCCAAGACTTTTTATATAATTTGAAAGCTTCTACATCCTCAGAAGCAAAAAGATTATGGAAACAATCAATAAAGGAAAAATGGAATCATTCATGTGCTTATTGCGGAACAAAGGATGGAGAATTAACAATAGATCATATAGTTCCTCAAATGAAAGGGGGCAACGATCATATAACTAATGTTCTCTGCTGTTGTGAGAAGTGCAATCATTCTAAAGGGCATGAAAATTGGGAAACTTGGTTTCAGAATCAAAAATTCTTTACAAGAGAAAGATATGATGCTATACTTCGTTGGCAAAGACAAATGTTGGAAAAGGAATTAACACTCTATAAGTATAAACCAAGGAGAAATAAAGTATTATGAATATTAAAATTTACAGCAGATCTGGTTGCCCATATTGTGATAAGATCAAGACTGTTTTGAATCAAAAAGATATTGAGTTTACATCTTATGAATTAGATGAAGATTTTAATCGAGATGAATTTTATGCAGAATTTGGAACGGGAACTACATTCCCACAAATCATTTATAATGATCAAAAATTAGGAGGTTGTTCCGATGCAGTTAATTACTTCATCCAAAACAATATCATCTAAATGGGTTCTATAAATAATCCAGACACACTAGAAATGAATAAGGGTGTCGAATTGCTACTTAGAAATAGGAGGGAGAAAAAAAATTTAGAGACTAAACAGAAAAAGTTTGGTTTTTCGAAAAAAATTTCTCTCTTTACGAGGGAAATTGAAATAAATTTTTTTATTTCTTTAATTGAAAAAAGATAACTCTCTCGGAGGAACTAAAAATGTTAGCAGCAGAACTCACAATTTTTTCTTTGGTTTCATTTTTATTTTTATTGGTTGGTGGAGTGATTGGTTGGCTAACAAAGCAACATGTATATAGCACGCAACAGTTGCAAGTATATACACATCCAGAAATGTTTGATAATAATGGAAATGTAATTCCAGATGAAATAATAGCAGTACGATTTGAGAATGACCATGACTACGACGAAGACGAAGACGAAGACTGAACCAAAAACAGTTAAATTGCCTCCAAAACCATTTGCTTTTGAAGTTCTTTCTTTAGTTTCAAAGCAAAGATCAAATGCCAAAAAAGTAGAACTCCTTAAAGAGTACGAGCATGATTCTTTGAAGGCAATTTTTATTTGGAACTTTGATGAGAGTATAATTTCAATGCTTCCCCCAGGTGAAGTTCCATATTTTGGTGATAATGATTTTAAGACTTCAACCATGACTGAAAGAATTCAGCAGGCAGTTGATACAATGGGGGATTTGAGTTCAGAATCTATTGGTGCATCGGACCAAAAACATACAGCAATTAGAACCGAGTATACAAAGTTTTATAATTTTATTAAGGGTGGCAATGACTCTTTAAGCTCTTTGCGAAGGGAAAATATTTTTATTAATCTTTTAGAAGGAATGCATCCTTTAGAAGCAGAAATTCTTTGTTTATGTAAAGATAAAAAACTTCAAGAAAAATATAAAATTACAAAGGAATTAGTATCTGAAGCATATCCTGATATTACTTGGGGAGGTAGGAGTTAATGATAAAAATTCTCCATCAAGATTGCGATCCCGAACTTGCAAATGATCGTAGTTTACCATACACGGCATATCTAGTTAATTATGAAGATGATGGAGTTAAAAAGTATGACATTGTTATTTGTAATAAAAAAATAGATATTTTTGATTATTACTGGGACAAGTATAGAGAAGGATTAAAAAATTTTAAACAAAGTGAGGGAAGAACTAATCCAAAACTTTGGGGAGTTCAGGTAAAGGAGTCTAAAAAGAAAAAATGAATGAAGACTTTCAACGTATTCTTAGAGAAGAATTAAAAAAAGAATTTGAAGAACAGATGGGAGTATCTGTTAATCAAACTGAACTTAAAAAAGTAATAAAGGAATATAAAAAAATTAAAAAATTCCAAAAGACTTCTTTGTATCAAGTAATGCAAATGGATAAAAAAGAAAAAAAGTAATTTCGTAAAATTGTATCAAACTTTACGAAATTACTTGACTATATACAGCAACGGGTCTAGTATGACCCTACGTTCATCAGAGACAACTCTGACGCAAGTAGGACGGCGGAACGGAACGTTCATCCCAATGGGACGCAAACCGCCCGAAGGAACGGGACCTAAAAATCTCATTTCTTTGGAGAAATCCTCATGTCTAAAGTAGTATATCGGGGCATCGAATATGATACTCAGAAACGTATTGAGTATCAACAACAAATGATGCAACAACCCCAACAATACAACGAAACCTATCGTGGTATTAAGTTTGTAAAAGAGGGGCATAAGTGATGAAAAAACTTAATGTGCTTCAATTAATTAAAGAGCAAAAGCAGAAAGAGCAACGTCGTCATGAAGCACTTCTTGTAAATGCAGGAGCAAAATAATGCTTCAATTTATTGTTACCTCTAGTGCAACTATTGTATTAACAACTATTTTATTATCCGTTTATATTCAATGGTTATATAAGTGATGGATTATCACTACCATTCGGATGATATTGATAAAGATAACAGACCACCTGCTTGTTATCAATTAACTTATAGGGGATGCAAATATTGGTCTTGCTATAAAATACATCTTCGAGAATGGTTTGAAAAAGTCTTAACTATAGATCCAATATTTAATAAGAGGAGTTGACTACTCCTCTTTTTTTGTGTAAAATGATGTGAGAAAGTACTTTTCTTATGGACAAAGACAAACTAAAATTAATTGTCCGTAATCTAGAGCTTTTGATTGATTCTTTAAAATCAGAAATTTATTCTGATGCAGATTCTTACAAGAATCTAAATTTAAAAGAACCAAAATTGACAGATTACGATGAAGTTTTTTATGACGGAGATGATGATGGATACCCAGACTAAATCAATTGTTAAACTGATTTCTGTTACTCAAGGTGCAGGAGAACTTGCAGGAAAATCTGCACAAGAAGTGATTACTTATACTGCCCGTGTAAGCAACCCAAGTAACCAACTTAAATTTGATACTGCTGCTGGACTTCTACGTTATTGTATTAAGCAAAATCATTGGTCTATCTTTGAGCAAGCAGATATGACTCTTGAGATTAATACTACTAGAGGTATCGCAGCTCAAGTGCTTCGTCATAGGTCCTTTACATTTCAGGAATTTTCACAACGTTATGCAGACACGAAGCTTCTGACTGATCTTCCCGAGGTTCCTGAACTCCGTAGGCAGGATGAAAAGAATCGTCAGAACTCAACCAATGATCTGGATGAGCATACACGAGAGAAGTTTGAGGGAATGATTGAGCAGCACTTTGAAGAGGCACAACGTCTTTACGATAAGATGCTTGAAAAGGGGGTTGCAAAGGAATGTGCAAGGTTTGTGCTTCCACTCGCAACACCAACAAGAATTTACATGAAAGGCTCAGTAAGGTCATGGATTCATTATATCGATTTGCGTTCTGCCCATGGAACCCAAAAAGAACACATAGACATTGCAGAAGCAGCACGATGTATCTTTATCTGCCAATTCCCTGATATTGCTGAGGCACTTAGTTGGGAAGCAGAGAACTGCCCAGAATGCTCTGATGCACCCTCTATTACTATTGAATAAATATTTTTATCGTTATTTCATAACATATGGCAACATACCCTGTTATTCATAAAGAAACTGGTGAACAAAAAGAAGTGACGATGAGTGTTCACGAATGGGACCAGTGGAAAAAAGAAAATCCAGATTGGGATAGAGATTGGTCTGACCCAGCAACTTGCCCTGGAAGTGGGGAAGTTGGTGAATGGAAAGACAAGCTTTCGAAATCAAAACCAGGATGGAATGAAGTTCTAACTAGAGCATCTAAGATGCCCGGTGCTACTGTGAGGAAAAATTAATGGCAAGAAAGAGAAGAAATGGTGATCAACCAATTGGTGTTGGTATGACTGCTAGGCAAATGAAAAGGAGAAAACCGATAAGTTCGGAACTGCTTATAGATATAGAACCTTTAACAGAAAATCAAAAAAAGTTATTCCAATCATATTCTGAAGGAAAACATTTGGTTGCTTATGGTGCTGCAGGAACTGGAAAAACATTTATTAGTCTTTATAATGCACTAAAAGAAGTTCTTAATCAAATTACTCCATACGAACAAATTTATGTTGTTCGTTCTTTAGTTGCCACAAGAGAAATTGGATTTCTTCCTGGAGATCATGAAGATAAATCATCTCTTTACCAAATTCCATATAAGAACATGGTAAAATACATGTTCCAACTTCCATCTGAAACTGATTTTGAAATGCTTTATGGCAGTTTGAAGCAGCAAGAAACAGTCAAGTTTTGGAGTACATCTTTTGTTCGTGGAACTACGTTAGATAATTCAATTATTATTGTTGATGAATTTCAAAATATGAATTTTCACGAATTGGATTCTATCATCACTCGTGTTGGAGAAAATTCAAAGATTATTTTTTGTGGTGATGCAACTCAAAGTGATTTAACTAAAACCAACGAAAGAAATGGTATTAGTGATTTTATGAATATCTTGAGAAAAATGCCATCCTTTGATATAATTGAATTTGGTATTGAAGATATTGTTCGTTCTGGACTTGTTAAAGAATATCTAATTGCAAAAATTGAATCTGGTCTGAATGTCTGAAACTAATTTTAATCATGTTGAATTGAATTTACCAGCATTAGAAAGGGAAACAATTGATGGGATTAGATTTTATAAAGTACCTGGAGAAACAAATCTCCATCGGTTAGTTTCTATTACCTCAGTAACCAGTCATTTCAATAAAAAAATCTTTGAGGATTGGAGAAAAAAGGTAGGAGATAAAGAAGCAGATAAAATTACAAAACAAGCAACCAGTCGTGGTACTGATATGCATACTTTGGTAGAACATCATTTAAAAAATGAAGATCTACCTAAAGTTCAACCATTGTCAGATTTCTTATTTAAAATTGCTAAACCAGAATTGAATAAGATAAATAATATTCACGCACTAGAGAAATCTCTTTATAGTAAAGTGCTTGGAATTGCTGGGACTGTTGACTGTATAGCAGAATATAATGGTGAACTAGCAATTATAGACTTCAAAACATCTAAGAAACCAAAACCCAAAGAATGGATTGAACATTATTTTGTACAGGCTGTTGCTTATGCCTGTATGTTATACGAAATGACTGGAATAGTAACTAAAAAATTAGTTATTTTAATGGCTTGTGAAAATGGAGAATGCGTTGTTTATGAAGAATATGACAAATCAAAATACATTAAATTACTCTCAAAATATATTAGAAAGTTTGTTGAAGATCGAACCAATTCCTATGGAAGATAACTTAAGGGAAAAGATTAAGGAAAAGTTTTTATGCCCCCAGAAATTTTCTCAGGACATTGAACAAATAGTTAAAGTATCTAAAATTAATTATATTGATGCAATTGTCACTTATTGTGAAGAACATAGCATCGAGATTGAAACTGTTTCTAAATTGATTTCCAAACCTCTGAAGGAAAAACTTAAGTATGATGCAACAAAATTAAATTTCTTAAAGAAAACAAGTCGTGCTACACTTAATATTTGATTGTGACTCCTTTTGATGTTTATAAAACTTATCTTGCGTTAAAAAATCATTTTACAAAAGATAATTATGATTATTTTAAATATTGTGGAAAGTCTAGAGCATCTCTAGACTCTTTTCATAAAAGGAAGGATAGATACTTTTTTGAAAGAATGTCCCGTCAAAAAACAGAAGAAGAAATTAAGGCATATTTTGTTGCTAATTTTATTGAATGCGATGATTCTCAAACCTTATGGATTGGTGAAATTATTAGAGGTGGAGAATCAGTATATAAAGACTGGATGAAAAAAATTCAAAGTTTAACTTATTTGTTTAAAACAGAGTCTGAGGTTTTTATAAGAAAAGATAACTTTGACAATCTTTTTGACTGTAAGGATGGACAGCACCCAGAATTACTTAAAAAGTATTTGCAGAAAGCATTGTCATTGGAAACATTAGTTATACTTGATACTATATTGAATTACTCTTCAAAGTTTGACAAAAAACTTATAGATCCAGTGTGGGAAACCGTTAGTTTAAAAATTAAAAAATATAAACCATTCCTAAATATTGATGAGTCTAAGTGTAAGCAGATTCTTAAGGAGATAGTATTATGAGTAGATTTTTTGATTCCGAAATGGTCAGAAAATCTATAATCGAATTAGATGCAATTCAACAAAAACTTTTTAAACAAGTTTTAAATCTTTCTTTTTATGATAATGATGGCAAGAAAGAGCATCTTGATTTGATGAAAAAGTTTTTAGAAAAGCAAAAACTTTTTATTTTTAGATTATCACTTTCTGAAGATCCAGAAGCAGTTGAATTAAAGGAAAGAATCCTTGATTCTGCTCGTCTTTTTGGATTAGGTAAAGATGGGACAGTTGA